TAATTTACTACTTGTGATTAACACTCATTCCTGCATCTTTAAGTTCTTTAACAATGTTAACCATTAAATCAACTGAATGCTCACCACGTGCTCGATTGTGTCGTATTGTTGAAGCAATTCTGTCTTCCAGTGGTTTGTCAATCACTGATACTGGTAAACACCCATTTTCTCTTTCATATATGTCTTTGTGTCTAAGCATAGTCGTGTATCTATGATAGCCATCTACGATTTCATATTTATCAATATCTTTCAAATAATAGCAAACAATCGGCATTGTATATCCATCATCTTTGATTGACTCATACAACAATTTCATTTCTGGCGGTGCTACGTGGTTAGGGTTGTACGTGTTAGCTTGTATTTTCTCAATTGGTACCTTCTTAACATTGTAGACTGGACTAACAAATTTGCTCATATTTCCTCCAGAAAAAGCTACAAGTACGTTGTCAAATTCATTGAATACATATTTCAGTCTTTTTTGAGTAGCCTCATAAACATTAATATCTAAATAAGTCTTAGAACTCATTGATAAACTCCTTTTTATTGCTTGCTTCTTTAAACAAATTAAGCATTGTTGATTTGTTGCTAATAGATCTATTCATTAGCTTTTCTAGTCCTACATTTCCTGTAAGCTCATAATATTTAACATTTGAATCTTGTCCTATTCTGTAAATACGTCTTTTAGCTTGTTCCAATTGTGCATAGTCCCATGTTTTATCAACAAAAATCATATTCTTATATTTTTGCAGATTAAGACCTAATGCTCCTTTACCATAAGTTAGTACTTTGCAATTAGGAAATTTACGTTCTAATACGGCTTGTGTATTAACAAATTTGCAAAAAAGAATAGTTGGTTCTTCTAGTTTATTCACAAGGGCACTAACTGCTTTTAGTTTATTGCTATCAGTACTGTAAGATTGTTGCATTTGTTGAGTGTAGGCTAAGAACTGGATATCATTCATAAAACCAATTGAATGGAGCATTTGCTCTTTCAATTGATAATATTTGGTAGTATCAGCTATTTCATAATCAACATTAATTTCTTGCATTGACACATTTATTTTCAATTTAGCGTCAAAAACATAAGGATCAATTAAAGAATACAAGTATTTCATGTTCCAGTATTTCTTGATTATTTCTTGTGTCTTCCCGTGTGAATTGATTTTGACATATTCAATGAACGTATCTTTGAATTGATTTTCTGACATCCCCAAGATTTTTGGGCTTAGGAATTGCATTTGTGTCCATAAGTCCACAATATTCTTGGAAACTGGTGTACCATTCATAATTAATCGATAGTAAGCTTGCTTCCCTATTTCTATTACTCTTTGTGTTCTTTTGGCATCTTTGTTCTTTATCTTTAAGCTTTCATCTACAACCACAAAGGGATGCTGGTATTTAGTTATTTTTAGCAATAAATCAAGGTACAGCTTATCTGAATTAGATAAAGATTCTACACCAACAATTTGATAATCGATTCTAAAGCTCCACTTTTTTAGTTCTCTTTCAAAATTTCCCTTGCTTTGAAATGGAACAATGAAAAGGCAGAAATCTGTATCAGATGATTCAATTATCTTTATAGCTGTAAGTGTTTTTCCAGTACCTGGTTCCATAAATAAAGCCCCTACTCTTAATTTTTTCAGTTTTGCTATTGCCTGCCGTTGTTTAGCGTTTAAGATCATCATCTATTTCTACCTTTGTGGCTTTTATTTGTTTAGGAACATGATGAATTATTTTAATCTGTTCTTTGTTAATTTTAGAATTACTAAATAGCTTTGCTAAGCTATCAGCACTAATAGTTATCTTCTTACCGTTCTTTTCCTCACAATAAAAGGTCATATCTTCGGGCAAATAGCATATTGAATAATAACCTTTATTAAATACCAAGCTAGTTGGTATCCAAAATTTTAGGTTACTCCTAGGTATAGTTACTAAAAAAGCTTTTGGGGTAGAGTGCTTAATTTGGTTGTTATTAATTTCTATCTTCATCTTAATTACCTCTTGTTTTTGTTGTATTACATGTACTACGGAAAAACAAGAAATTTTTGACTTTTTTTGATATAAATGTGATAATTTTTCTGCGGTACTAGTGACCGCTTGATTTTACGTGGTTGTTAAATCAATTTAGTACCGAACTCTTTCTCTTTTCAAATGTTCGGTCAAAGGCTCACTTAGTGTGAGTCTTTTTTGTTGTTAAAAAATTGTTATTGCAGGGATGTTAGAAACAAAAAAGGCCGTAGGAACTTTAGTCCTACGGTCTTTTTCTCTACTCAAAATAGTGAGTCTAACTTGATTTAACAAGTTAGCTCAGCGTACTTAAATTATAGCACAATAACAGCCTTATCACCATCAACATATTTGCCATCAGAACCACCACCGACAATCAAATACTTGTCTTGACGTCCAAATACTGTCCAAGTGCTGCCTTTAGGTAAATGCTTAATTCCTGCTGCACCTGCTTTGGGCTCGTCTTGTGTATAAGCATCATCAGCAACTATCTTACATTTAGCGTGTGCATTGTCGTTTACTGCTAGTGGGTTAATCTTTGTTAAACCATCTGCTTGGCTTGCCCATTGCGTATCAGTTCCGAGCCGAACAGCACCTTTCTTGGCTTCCCAAACAACAAAGTCTCCATACTTACGAACCGCATCAGCTCCATTTTCTTGAGTCACAAATGCTAATTCTGAATTTGTGTAGAGATTAATTCCACCTTCACGATTAATTCTAAACATACCTAGCTGATTCCATTTAACCTCTGGATGCCATGCCATTTCTTCGTCAACCTCCAAATCATTTGATCCATTACTTGCTACTAGCTTATCCCACGTTGTTTTATCTCCGTAAAACACACTTACGTCAATATTGCCTGAATGCCCTGAAATATGACCAGTGCCAGTCCATTGATGAAGTGTGATAGTATCCCAATATTTCGTATTACCAATCATAGCTGGATTTTGAAATCCATAAGTAGGAGCAGTCACATTATACTGAGCGACCCATAAAGGATACTTCTTTGCTGCAAAGCTCCAGTCTTGTGAGTTTTCTGTAGATAGTGCAATATACAGCCCTAAAGGCTTGCCAGCCTTAGCGCTTCCTTTTTCAAGAATTTCACGAGCTATTCTGGTTCCGCTGTATTTGATAGGTTTTGGCCCATTTTCCGAAGTATAGTCTTCATAATCAACAAACAGTACTGCCTTATTCTTATAGCTCCCAATTGCGTTGAAAAATGCATTAACCTGAGCTGTCGTATCAGCTTCAGTAGCCCAGTGATACAAGCCTAAACACTTACCTTGAGCTAATGTCTGGTCAGCCCACGTCTTCCAGTAAGGATTGACAACTGATGTGCCTTCCGTAACTTTAATAATCACTATATCAGCACCAGTTGCTGCAATATTGATGTCATCTTGATATGGACTAGCAATATCAATAGCATTTAAAACCATTAGCTACCTCTTTTCTTAAATCACGCTTATCAATCATCCGAGTTCGGCGGTTGATAGCTTTCTTATCAATTTTTCTCTGCAATTTTTCAGGAATTTCAGACCGATACCAATATTCCGTTGGCTTTCTGCCCGCAATTTTCAACTGATGTCTGCTTTTCATAGATGTAAATCGTCTAATCTATCGTCTTGCTTGGTTATGGATACAGCAGGAACAGGAGCGCTCTTAATTTCAGAAGCCTTAACAGGTTCTGGTTGAGGGATGCTCTTTTTTTCTGCAACTGCTTTTTCAACAGCGCCCTTAGCACTTTCTTCTGTAATAGGTACTCCAGCTTTCTTGGCTTGTTCCACAACTGCTTGAGTTGCATTAACTTGCTTCTGAGCATTGCTAATATCTTTAGTTGCTTGCAAGCTAACAGCCCATTCTGCAATGTCATCAACAATTTGAAACTTTTCAGCCATCTTAGGGTCTTGGACTTTTAGGTAGTCGAAAAAGCTTTTGATGATCCAAGCTGCAATGATTAGCAATCCTAAATAATCATTAATTTTCATTAGTAGCACCTCCTGCAGCATTACCATTTGTTTCAATGGTTGGCAATTGACCTGTTGAGAAATAGTTGAGCCAACGCTCAACTTCTGGTCTTAAAGTTTCAGGAACTTCAGCAATTGTCATTTTTTCGTCTTGAATTAACGTTACATAGTTCATTGTCATAATTGATGGTTTCATAATATTACTTCTTTCTTAATACTTTAATTTGATTTTTTAAACGAGCATTCTCGCTCATTAGCTCAAGAACTTGCTTTCTAAGGTTATCATTCTCAAGGCGAGTGGTTTCAATCTCACGCTGTAATATGTTTAGATTGTCTTTCAAAATGTCATGGTTGCTTTTCTTGCTTGCAAGAATATATGTGAAAATACTTGGTGCAATCATGCCAATAATTTGCATTATTTCGGTGTATCGCATCACCTCACTTCCTACTTTCTATTTAGTATCAGAGTGCCTTGCTACGTACATGATGACTGCAATTAGCGCTACGTCTGTAATTACGTTTGTAAAAATTCTTGGATAGTGCATGAAGAGAGCATGTCCAAGTTCTACAAATGCTAATAGTGTCATGAATGCAGTAGCTAAGGTTAGAAATATTTGATTAGTTTTAGAGTTTTGATCTCTGCTAAAACTCCATAGAATAATTCCGCAACCTAAAGCTGTGCCGAAAAAACCAACAACATCGTCGTTAAGTACAGAGCTGGCGTTTGGTGGCCAAAAGAAATAGCCCTTATTTAGCCATAATTCAAGGCCGATAAGAGCTATTGTACAACCAATGATAATGTGGAGAGTGTTAGTTTTGAGGCGCTGTTTGAGAAGCTTCAACATAGTCATCTCCAGTCAGATCTTTATATTGTTCCTTAGTGATTTGCTTAAGTTCTACAAAGGTAGCAACCTTTGCTTTATCGTAAACTCCGACATTGTAGCAATAGGTTACACATTGCAACATTAGTAAATTAAATGCTTGAGAAACTACTAATTCGTTCATTAGTTTTGACCTCCTTCAGCAGTAGTAGTTGAACTTGCACTTGGTGTTAGCTTTGATGAAATCATAGACATCATTGAAGTTAAAGTACCCATATTTGCGTTTAAACCATCAAGTGTCTTAGTGATTTGTGCGTTTTCCTTTGTGGTTTCTTGATTTTGAGTTTGAATTGCTGTGAGTGATTTAGTTAATGCTTGTACATCATCAGCTACTGCAGCAATCTTAGCATTAAGAGTTGCTGAGTCAACTTCAACCCACTTAATATTTGTCCAATCAAAAACAGGATTTTGAATTGAGTCATCTGGTGGAGTGACAATAATCGGATATAGATTTCTTTCAATTTTTTGTTCAGTAATAAAAGTTTGACATGTGATGTCGCCACCACGAGTTGCTGTACTGATGTAGTAGTGATACATACCATCTGCTTGTTTTACGTTTGTATCTTTAACTTCTTGTGTTTGTGTTTGTTCTTCTGCCATTTTATTGGCTCCTTTCTTTTAATTAACCATTAACTTTGAATGTTCCATTATCATACATACCGAAGTAGCCACGCTTTGCATTGTGTCCACTGTATACGATAAATTGGTCAGCACCGTCCCAGTAAGTAGTAATATTGCCACGAACTGCGAGCTTCTTATTGATTTGGAGTGTGTCGCCTGAAATACTGATTGCACCAAGTAAATCAGCCATTTGACCTTGAAGTACATTAAGTTGTGTTTCAAGGCTGGAACATCTACTCTCTAAGTTCTTACAACGTGTTTCAAGATTGTCACACCTCATTCTTAAATTAGATGTATTAGCGTTACTTTGAATTTGTAAATCGCTAGTTTTGGTATCGATTTCAGATTTGCTGTAGTAGTTTGCAAAGTCATCTTTTATAGCTAATTCTCGAGCCCAGTTAGGACCATTGCCATTTCCTCCAGCTATCATTATACCCGGTTGGTCCCATCTAACAGATAAGATACCTCGAGTATCTCCAGTGCCAAAAGCTATACCACTTGCTGAATAACCATAAATATAAGGTCGATAATCATCGCTTGAGTTCTTGAAAACCGTTAAGTGACCTGTATTAGTATTCAATGCATCATTACCGAAAATTTGTTGCCAAGTTGTTCCTTGGTCTATCAGTCCTCGGTTTAACGAATCAGAAATATTGACCTTGTTGTTAAAATCAGTTTTCGATAAAAAATTCTGATTAATTTCATTTTTAGAAAAAGTAGTTGACGAATCATATATCGAATACCAATCAGTCCAAACACCACCATTTAAAGTCGCATACCAATTATTAGCCGTTGCACCTGTTTGGCCTCTAATAATCATATAACCCCAATTGTTATAATGAGTATTTATTATCGCTGAATACCAATTCGATACTCCTTTTGGAGCATTTTTCACTTGCTTCCCTATACCCTCATAAACACGTATTTCATGATTATCTTTATAAGAAAACAAGTCATCACTTGCAGCACCAGCTTTTCTAGGATAGCTAGAATCAGCTAGACTTTGGATAGTATTATCGATGTTTACAACAGATATTGAGCTAATTTCAAAGTTATAAACTACGCTATCTCTTACGTCATTAAAGTTAAAGCCAAAATATAAATCTTTTGCGTTATCTGAATAGAAGCCAATTTCGTAAAACTTGTCTTGAGCTATAGAAATATTCTTAATTTGCGAAGTTGTATTCCATGTACCTTGCTCTGCTCCCCAACGTCCACTCTGTCCAGGTTCATAACGCCAAATTGTAACTTGGATTGTGCCACCAGTTCCGTTAGATAAATCTCGAATGTCTGATTTTGGCGTAAAACGAAACCGAAGCTTATAGTGCTTATAAAGTTCTAGATTTAACTTAGTATAAATAACTTCAGTACCGCTCACTCCTTGATAGCTAACATTATTAGTAGTTCCATCAAAAGTAATTGACTTAAAGGCTTTCTGTGCGTAGGTTCCTTTAGTCCAGTTGTTCAGATTAGGGTCAATAAGATTGCCTGCAATTTCGGTCACTTTATCAGAAGCAATGCTGTTAACATCATTGGATGATACAACAAAGTTCCCAAGGCTTGCTAAGATTTTGTCAAGTTTATCTTGTGCGCTTTGTAGTGAAGAGTTAAGACTTGGGACCTTATTCTTATTAATATCATCAATTGTTGCTTGCAAAGCATTGATGTTTGCCTGAATGGTTGCAAGCTGTGAGTCTGCATTGCTCTTTAACTGGCTCCATTGTGAACTAATTGAGCTTTGTTGACTATTAGCAGTGTTTTGAATTGACTGCTTCTGGCTGTTCCACTCTCCGTTAATACGGTCTTTATCTTGGTTCCACTCGTTATCAATTCGTTGTTTATCTTGGCTCCAACCACTATCTCGATTAGCTTCGGCTTGCTTGTAAGCATTAGCACGACCTTGCTCAGCTAGTTGATAAGCATTACCTAATTCAGTAAGCTTCTGGTTCATTTGGTCTTGTGTGGTTTTTAGTTGTTGTTTCAGTTGACCATCAGCATTGTCTACAAGAGCTTGCATTTGATCACGCAAGGCATCTAGTTGAGTGATGTAGTTAGTGTTATAGATTGAAGCATTAGCTGCATCTTTTACTTTCAAATTAAAGTTTTGCGTTGAGTCAACTACAGTTCCTGAAGAGTCCGCAATTTCAAACCACGCTTCACCAGTTGCAGCATAGCACTGTGGGTGTAGCGTGTAACTAATAGCTCCATTTCTCTCATCAGTAATTTTAACATTTGTATCTACAACGTATTTATCTGAGTCTTTATGTTCGTTGAAAGTAACCTTTTTATTTGTTAAGTCATAGGGGCTACTATCTTCATTTAGAAAAACAGCAGTAATCGTTAAACCCTTTTCGGATTGTCTGATTACTGCGTCTTGCAAATTAGTTAGTTTCTTGTTCGTGACTAGTGTCAGATTTTGTAGACTCACTGTTGTCACCTCCTTTCAATTTGTCTCTCATATCTAATTCATGTTGCAAATCCTTGATTTTTTCCTCGTATTTAGCAAGCACAACCTGCTGTCTTAGAGAAATACTTTCAAGTCGAGTTATTTCAGCCATTGCAGTATTAAGTACATCATCGCTTGTAATATTTAAGTCCATTAAAGCACCCCGCATTTTTTCATAACTTGATAAAGCTGCGAACCATTAATTGTAGTTCCACCAACCTTTATCCTATCGATAGTGATTGAGCTTTCATTTCCTAGCCCATCAGAAACAGAAAATCCATAAGAACCTGATAAAACAGCGTAATAGCGCTCATGAATGTTAATCATTGTGTCAGCAGTGATTTGCGCACCTTTTATAGTAACCCCAGTGATAGTACCACCAGAGATACTTTCAGCAACTACTCGACCTTGGCTATCAATTGCACTTCTTAAAATTCCATCAGGCCCTGTATAGCCTAACCCGTTACCATTAAATTTCAGATAGCCACCATCAGCACTTTGCGCTCTCAGCTCTGTGGGATTAGCCCAGTTTGGATAAGCAGTAATGACACCTGAGCCACCGCTACTTATCCAGCTTTGAACATCAATAACTTGATTGTTAATTGAGTCTATTCGAGTTTGTAAGGCTTCCACATTCTTACTTTCAACTCCTAGTTGGTCCCCGATTTTCAAGAGTGCTGCTTTCTGTGCATCCCCTTGAAGTTTCATAGCTTGATTCATTTGGCCAAATAAGTGGTTAGATTTTTTTTCAACAGTAGCAAGTTGTTTAGTCGTTTCATGCTGCATTTGGCCAAGTAAGTGTTCATAAGTTAGAGGTAACTGGCCAATAGTAACACTAATATTTTGATTTAAAAGCACATCATAAGTAACTGAATTGACCATCGCTTTGTCTAAGATATTAAGCTCATCTACTTGAATACCAACATAATCGTAAAGATCAACTTGTCGAAGTTGCGAAAACTCATCTTCAATATTGGGATATTCAACAGTTAATGAATAATTTGGTCTGCCAATTCGGTATTCTCGCATGTACTGTTCTGCAACAGTTTTAAGCTTGTCTTTATCACTACCAACATTATAGCTAGATAGGTCAACAGCTTGTACTCTTAGAGACTCTTGACCAGTAGCATACTGTGAAATTAATACTGGAGGGTCTAGCATTAATGTTTGAGTTTCGACTTGAGCATCAGAATCATTAGCTCCACCAATTCCAACATCGCTTGCAGAACTAAAATCAAAGTAAGAGGCATCTACCCAACCACCTGAATCTAGTCTGTAAAAAGTATGACCATTAGAATCAGATTGACCAGTAATTTTGACTTGAGTGCCGTTCAATAAATATTGACCAGTAGCATTAGTTCCATCAGGAGAGCCGTATACCGCAATTTTTCCTGTTGATTGGATAATTGCCTTCCGTGAGGTATCTTCATCAACTGCTACAGAGCCGCTTTGAGTAAAGTCAATATTATCATCACCTTTAACCCAAAAGTTTGAAGCAATCTCATACCAACTAGTGCCATCATTCGCTTTAGATACACTCGTGATTTTGTGGAAACTCCCTGCTGCAAGTTTGTCACTTCTCAGTGCTTCACCAGAAGGTCCATATGCTGAAATAGCATTAGCAGTCTTAACGTGAAGAATTCCAGTTACTGGAGTTGTAACGTAGTCACTTGATTTAGTTACAGAGAAGTATTCATCAGGAATCCACTGATTGTCATTTCCAATACAATACCATTTTCGACCATACTCATCGTAACCAATTTTCCAAATCTTATACTGAACACCATTCTCAACGTACTGCTCCATAGGCTTGTGGCCAGTTAGTGGAGAAGACCACAATCTAACTCTACCAAGTCCAGCATAGACAACAGTACCTAAGCCACGATAATCAGAAACAATGCCTCGATTGTTATCATTATCAGAAGTAATCTTAATGGTACCCTGCCCAGTTGTAGCGTTGATAACATAGTTCCCACTTTTATCAAAAGTGAAAAAGTGTTCGTCAATCCATTGACCATCACCAATCTTGTACCAAACATTACCGTTGCAAGTGTTATCTTCGGCTTTAGCAGTAACTTGATAATAAGCACCGTTTTGAACATGCCCTACTACCTTATTGCCTTTAGTTGGACTGTCGTATACTTCTGCACCACCAGTTCCAAGATATTGAACTGTACCTCGACCGTCCATAGCACTTCCATCAACTAAAGTAGTATTTGGCGTGTAACTTGCGTACGGCATAATTGCATTGTAAGTAGAGTCGGTAGTGTGGTCTTCAACAGCTGAAAGCATGTTACGACCATACTTAATGATTATTCCAGAGTCTTGCCCTGCATGCTTTAGTAGCGACCAGTGGTAATTATTAAATTTCCATTGACCGTTGTAGATTGCCTGCATTGTTTGAGCAACTGTATCTCCTGCTTGATCATCTCCCAGAAAAATACTGTTAGCATTGTCAACATCGCTAAATTGCCAAGCAACATTTGCAACTTTCTGTATGTCAGTAGTGAACTGATAATCTGCCAAATTAGAGCCATAGGCCAGCGAGTCCATGACTGCTTTGAAAGTGTCCTTAGGAGTAGCATTTGCTATTGAAATGTTCTTATATATTGGCATCATTGAGAGGTCACCAGCAATATGATTTGCAGTAACTGAGATACTCATTGAGCCAACGTCTTTTGAGACATTAATTATACGAAACTTTTGGTTCTGTTCCTCGGAACTCTTACCCATCGCACAAACAATGACACGACCACTGACTAACTCATCTGCAAGAGGAGCATCAGCTTTGTAGGTCATTGTTAGTTGTGGGATTTGGTTAGCATTTCGCACCACTTGCATTGAAGTTGCACCTGTAAGAGCGCCAAGCCCCAAAGTATCAGTGCTGTCACTTGCCACTGTATGTAAAGTAGCCTTAACTTTCACAACTTTCGCCTCCATTTCGCTTGATACTCAAACTTGCTATATTTTCCAGAAAGACTAATCTTGTTAATTCCAGAAGCGAGTTCTGGAAAGTCATTATTAGGAAAGCTAGCACAAGTAGCTCTATTCTGAGTTTTACTCTTGTAAACTAAGCAGTTCTCACTGTCGATGTAGACTTCATCGTCAATATTTGTAAGTTTGTACTGCAAATCATTAATCGTAAGAGTGAAGTCTCCACTGCCAACAATATGGAATGTTGGTTGTGAAGAATATCGCTCATGATTAATTACAGTTTGTGGTACATCCCTCCAAATCAGCCCATCGTATTGCATTACAAATGGTTTCACTGTTAACGTGAAGTTCACATTAGCGAGTATGCTGTTGCTAATTGAAATAGTTGGTGGGTCTGCAACGTAACCTATAAATCTATAAGGCTCCAACATAGATAATTGCCATTCTTCATAAGCAGTTCTGTCTCTATCTTGAGGTTGAAGCCAGTCACAGAATTCCATAAACCACTCAGTCCAATCTTTGTAGCCTTTGGGAAATTCCACAAGCATGTTGATAGGTTGCTGAATGTTTCCATAGTTTTTTGAATCTATTAAAAAATCACCGTTAACTCCTGAAACAGAAGTTGCGGTGATATTTCTTTTCGGTTGAACAATATTCAAGGGATAAGTAATCTTTGCGCCAAAATCCTCAGAACTTCGGCCACGATATACCAACTTAGCGTAGTTCACTAATATTCAACCTCCTGTTCAATACTGCAGTTGCTAAATCTTTTCTCATGTATTTCGAAATTCCACTAGCAACTTGTCTGCCATCAAGATTAATCGTGTTTTCAATAGTTGCTTCTGAGGTAGCCCACATTGTCAGTAGATTGGCAATTGTATCCAAAGTTTCTGAAATGTGGCTTAGACTTGCGCTGTCAGCAATCATTGAAGTGTCTGGGTGGTCTCTTGCAGCAAGAATTGCAGCAGTTTGACCGAGAAGTTGGTAACTTTTAGCGCTCTTCATTGCTGAAAGAGGGATTGCCATTTCAGGTCCTGCTTCTCCAAATATTGAAGGTGTAGTAGCAATCCCACCATCAGCATACCCGTGACCATGACCAATAACCGCTAACATTGAACTGCCATATCTACGTAAAGCGTATCTAATAGCTGCAAGCATATTATCAAAACCATTGAAGATATTTCCGTGACCTGGAAAAGCATTTGCTCTAAAAGTACCTGGCTTAGTTTGAAGCAGTCCAGTTGCGTGACCATCAGCCAATCCATCAGTACCACCAACTGCATTAGGATTACCACTAGACTCAGTTTGAATTTGACGGAGCCAAGCGTTCACATATGCACCTGTAGTTGGTAAGCCATTCATTTCAAGGGCTTTTTCAAGCGCTGAGCGCCAACGCTCAACACCAGAGCCAGGTGGATTTTGAATTTGGTCATCGACCTTCTTAAGCATTTCTTTCCATTTAGCTTGGAAACCTGCGACCATCTTATGAACTACATCTTCGCCAAATTTAACAAAGTTAGCATTGCCGTGAAGCAAGCCGCTGATTGCTGAATTTACTAGGTTAGTTAGAGCTTGTGCTGGATTCTTTAACCATTTTTCTGCAAGTTCAAACTTGTCTTTAATCCCAGTAAAGAAGCCAGAAACTGCATTAGAAGCAACATTTATAATGCCTGAAACCCAACCACCACTTGCGTAGTGTTCTAAGCCTGCTTGTTCCATCAAGCGCTTAGTTTCTCCAGCATTATAAATATAATCGCCTGGTTCAACAGGAATAATCTTGTCACGCTCGTCGTACATTTCGAGAGAACCATCACGACGTTGAACAAGTTCTCGATAGTTTTCAGACTTTTCATCGTTAATGACTGCTAGTCGTCCATGCTTCTTTTCAATTTGACCACCAGTTGCAACATGGTGTAATGATCCAAATGCATTTTTACCTGTAAAGAATTTCCAAGCTGAATTAATACCGCCAACCATACCGTTAACAATATCAATTACACCATTAACGCCAGAACGTGCAGAGTTCTTAATAGTTCCCCAAACGTCTTTGAAAAAGTTAGAAATTGAATTCCAAACACTAGTCCAAGTATTCTTAATACTATTGAGTACCGATTCGGTAGTTTTAGCAATTCCAGAAACAGTAGTGTTGTGACTATTCTTTAAATTATCCCATTGCTTCCCAGCATTTGAAGAAATCTCGTTCCACTTGCTTTGCCAATCACTAGCCATTGACTTCAACCCATCTCCAGCAGTTTGAAGCATAGACTTAAAGAGGTTGTTGTGATTGTCTTTCATGTGTTTGCTAAAGTCACTAGAGCCTTTTTGGACATCGTTAAAGAAATTCTTGAAATTTTCCGATGAAACTGTCACAAACTTCTTAACGTAGTCTTTCAAGCTACTAGTCAGTGCAGAACCTGTCTTCTTTAGAGCATTCGCTCCAGATTTATGTTGTGCTTTTACTTTATTCCAGTAGCTTTTCCAAGCATTTGAAGCTTTTTTTGAGAAATTGGTTACACCTTTATGAAGTGCTGTAGTACCTTTATTCCACAAAGATTTGGTCTTAGCCCAACCAGATTTAGCTTTGTTGCCTACAGTCTTCCAGTAAGAGTCCCAACCTTTCTTGGCTTTTTTTGTAAAATTACTCCAGCCTTTATTAAGCTTTTGAGTGCCTCTAGACCATGACTTTTGTAAAGATTTCCATGATTTGTCAGTATTCTTTCCGACTTTCTTCCAGAAACTTGACCAGCTCTTTTGGATATCTTTAGAACCTTTAGAGATTGCCTTCTTAAATTTAGGCATATTCTTGTTTAGGTAATTGGTTGCGTCTTTCCCAAAGAAGACATCAGAGATAATGTTGCCCCATTTTTTCTTCTTAATGTCATCAGCAACGCCTTTCATATTAGTGTTGATATGATGACCAACCTTCTTAGCCATATTTGCAAAGAAATCAAAAGATTTGTGAGCACCAAAACCTAACCATTGAACGAAGTTTTTAGGCTTGTTTTTCTTACCTTCTGCTTGCCAACCTTTGGTAAATTCGTTAACACCTTGACCGCCCCATTTACCAATTTGACCACCTATTGCACTACCTAATGCTGCACCTGCAGGGCCACCAAACCCAAGTCCAATACGGCCACCGATACCAGCACCAATACCTTTACCGATATCAGCAGAACGTTTGTCAGCATTGTGAATATCTTTGGTAAGTCCTTGGAAAATAGAGGAACCAGCGTCTAATGCAACACCTGCACCTGCTATACCAGTAGTGATCTTCCCTGCAGTAGATAGACCACCAAAACCGCCTGCACTTTTCAAAGACTGAAAAGCACCACCAGCAGTTTTTCCATTAAGAAGATCTTTAGTAGCTGTTCCCAACTGCTTCAAACTGGAAATAGATTTTTCAACAGCGCCAGGTAAGCCTTTAACCCATTTGTAAGTATCATGTATAGCAGAACCTACACCATAAATACCACGAGCAACAGCAGTTAAGCCCTTAATTGCTGCAATTGCAACAATTGCTTTGGCAATCATCTTAATTGCGCCTTTATTCTTAGCCAAGCCATCTAAAGCACCTCTGATTTGTTTCAAAGGGTCCTTAGATTTAGCAGCATTCTTTGACGTAAGACCGAAAGCATCTGCAATTGTTGAGACTACGCTAGCAAAGGTTTTCCACAAATCCTTACCAAGCGTAACAGCAATCTCAACAACATCACTAGCCATTGCAGAAATGTCTTTTTCATGCTTACCAATGTATTCAAGTATTTTAGTACCCCAAACAGCGACTTGAGCAATAGCTTTTCCTAAATCCTTAGCACCTTGTTGCAATGCTGGACTAGCCATTAATTTGGAAAGTTGTTGAACTGCCTTATTTTGAGTATCAAAAAGTGGTGCAGCAATTTGCTTTTGTAAATCTTGCCAGCGTGCCTGCATTTGCTTCATTGCACCAGCTTGGGTTTTGCCAAAATTGCTGTAGGCTTTACCACCATCTTCACCAACTTTTTCAAGAAGTTGCTTGAATTGTTTCGTGGATAATTTTCCACTATCAATCATTTGAGCAAAGGCTGATTCAGACACCCCTGCCGCTTTGGCCATTGCAGCACCTAAACCTGGAGCTTGCTTAGACATACGGTTCCATTGACTCGAGGTTACTTTGGAACCAGTCATTACACGTGCCATAGCTTGAGAAAAACCAAGCATTTGTTCACTGGTCATTTTGGTATTATCGCCAATAACCCCAACAGCACGTGATAATTTCATTGCTTCTTCCGTATTACCATTAGTAGCACGATTCATAGTCATTTGAAGTTGTGTAGCAGACTCACCCGTTAAATTGGTATTAGCCTTCAACTCTTTCATTTGAGAAATGAGTTGTTCCGTTTCTTGTGCTGATTTTCCCAACCCAGTCCATTGAGCTTGTATCTTTGCACCAGCCTTAGCAACTTCAATACCATTTGAGATAATGCCTTTCAATCCACTTTCGACAGAACTAAAAGCATTAGATGCTAAGTTTCCAAGAAAAGCACCAGAAAAGACCTTCTTGAAAATTCCTTGCGACTTTTCGCCCTCTTTATTAACGCCTGCAAGCTTTGACTTCATTTTGTCAAAGACAGAAGGGTTAGCTTTTCTAATTTCAGAGTCAAGTTCAGACATCTTAGTCTTAGTTTGAGCTAAACTAGTTGCAGTTTCGTCAACACGTTGCTTCTGAATTCGATATTTATCGCTAGCCTTACCAGCAGAATTCTCTATTCTTTCAAGTTCCTTAACTTGAACATCGTAGATTTTGTTCAATTGTTCGTAAGTTGACTTTAAACTTGAAAGCTTAGCCTTATTGGCTTCTGTTGCCTTGCCTTCTGCTTCAAGCCTATCAATGTAAGCCTTTGAGGAACTGGATATCTTACGAAGTTCTGATTGAGCATCAGCTAAGCCAGATTTGTAATACTCTACTGAGTTTTTAGCCTTTTCTTGCTGATTGCTTAAGGAATTAAGCTTACTTGTAGCAGAAGCAATTTGACGCTCGGTTTTAGTGATTTGGTCTTGATAACTAGAAAAAGCATTCTTTCCAGCTTCAGTACTTCTATCTACTTCGCCTTGCGCCTTTTTCAATTCTGATTGTTGGGCTTTCAAGCGCTCAATTACTTGTTTTTGTTTTTCAAGTGCATCAGAAACACCTTTGAATTTAGCTTCTGCAGCACCTAGTTTGTCTCCTGCCTGCTTTAACTCAAGTGCTTGAGTTTTCCAAGCACTTGAAACTTGTGTGATTTCATTTTTTAGGTCTTTCAAACTAGTGACGGCACTAGTATTTTCCATACCGACACGATAGCTGAATTTTCCTTCTGGTGTACTACCCATGTTTTGCCGCCTTTCCAACTGCTAGTTGCTTTGCAATATACTCTGCTGCTGAAATTCTATCTTCAGGAGGTACAGCATTCATTACCTTATTCCATTCAAAAATATCTGTGTTCTGGATCTGTTCAAGTGATAAGTGGCCATTAATGATTGCTGACTTCTCGGTGTAATGTAAATCATCGAGAGCTTTTTGAAGTTTTCTTATCTTTTGGTCGATTGGTACTTTTTAAATCAGCCTCATCAGGCTCAGTATCCTCCGTTCCAAGGATTTTGTTACAGAGCAAAGTAGCTGTGTCTTTTAAATCATCAACATCAGCTTCTTCAAGCTTTTTCTTATCGCTTGCTTTCAATCCTAGAACTTGTGTAATGAATTCAGCAGCACATTGAATTGGTGCAATTTTTGCATTGCGTTCATTCTCTGCTTGAAGCATTTGAATAGTAAGTCCTAGGATTTGCGAACGTTGTTCTAAACTAATATCCAAATCTTCCAATATTTCTTTCGGAACGTCTAAGTAAGTGTTGTACTTCTTTTCAATTCGTTCAAAAGTCTTTAAATCTTCTGCCTTTTCACTTGAAAGTGAGGTTAAGATACCTGCATCCCTAACAAGCTCAATCTCTTTATTTTTGCCATCGTTAAAAGATTCCAAATTTTTCTTTTGAAATTCTGTAGCTCTTTCAGTATTAGTAAAAGACTGAGATAGTTGATATTCTTTCTTCAAGCCAATCTTTGAAGCATCAAAATCAAATTTAGCCATAATATCCTTTCTATTCCTCCAACCCACCCTGCACATCTATCGATGTTACTTATGACTGCTGTTCTGTTTGTACTGCAGGACTAGCAGTTACTGAATTAGTTTGTTGTCCATTAGTTACTCGCCGTAGAAGTATAGCCTTGGAAAATGTGAGTAAGCATAGCTTCTTCCGTAAAACCTTCTTCGCCTGATGAGAAAAATTGGTAAAGTAAATCATCTGCTGGTCTTGCTTGTGCAGCAAATTGGAACACGTCGTGTACTAACACTTCGTTTTGGTTGTTAGTTTGCCAGTTCATACCACCAGATTGAGTAACTGTGCCAAATGGAAATGCCCAGTAGAACTTGTTTTCTCCAGAATGAGTAACACCAATAATTGCAGCATTAACAAGTTTGTTACGCTTAACTGCATAACCCTTATTAGTGTCATCATGGTCAGCACCTAAAAGAGCTGCAGTAATTTCAATTGGTAAGTCATTAGCACCAAAAGTTGCAGTAGGTGTAGGAACACCAACAGAGCTTTCAGTTCTTAAATCAGAACCGTAGATTGCTTGTGCTGCTGGAGAAATATTTTGAATATTAAATTGAGTAGCACCTTTAGATGTAGCTGCATTTGCATAAAATAAGCCATTCTTGTTGAAGGCCTTGTTGTCAGTCTTAATCTTGCCAGTATCGTCTGTTAAGGCAATGATGAAACTATCAAAACCTGTGATTTGCATTAGAAATCATTCCTTTCTGTTCTGTCTAAGTAGTAAATCTTCACAAGTTGTTCTGTAGTAGGGTCAACTGTGTGAGCTCTTGAGAGCCTAATTCGCCACTTTTTTGCTAAAAAAATAGACTCAATCTGTCGTTCAATTGAATCTATATCTACGTCTTCTTTTGTCGAGAAAAAAATTTGAAGCTCAACTGACTGATTACGGTCTTGAAACTTATCAGAACCATAATTAGTTAAGTCTTCTGTAACTTCTGTTAGTAAAACAGTAGTGCTGTCACTAGTGTCCTGTGTTTCTGGAGGTACACGGTATAAGCAAATGTTGTCAATTCCGTCAATGCTTGCGCTTCTCAGCACTTCGCCTGCTTCAACTACTGGTAGTCTAGTCATGCTCATTGTTTATGACCTCCGATAATTTAGAACTCATAGCTTCAGCAATCTTCCCTGCTGCTTTCTGTTGAGCTCGTTGAACAAAGTGTAGGTTAGCCATTTGTTTGGTTGACATCTTCATGACCCCATCATTTACCCAACCTAAAAGAGCTATATCATCGTCCTTATTCCAGCCAACATCAGTGTCACCTGTTTGGGCATTGTCGATGGTATAGCCCTCTTTGTATGTAATACCGTCACGTAAGTGATGGTCGTGTAAGCCATTCTTGCCTGCACCAATTTTTCTAGCCTTACCATAGTCTAAATCTGAAACTGGTGTTTCATCTTTTAAGACTTCTGCATAAGCTTTAGCACCTGCACCAGTAACTTCTGCTTTCTGCTCTGCCGTAAGATTAACTTTCGAAGCAACCTGTTTGTAAAAGTCGTTCAAAACATCATCTAAATCATTCATGACCAGCACCTCGTTTGCTTTCTTTAATAGTGACCAAATCATAGGTCACATATGAGTCTTCATCTAATGAAACATCGAGAATATCATACGTAACTCCGCCAATTTGAACACAAGTGCATGATTGTAACTTATGAGAGTTCTCCTTTCCGTGTTGGATCTTGATAACTCTTGAATTCTCAAACGAAGTACCAATCAGCTCGTATTTCTGTGATCTAGTCTGTTTTACATTTGAAAAATGGACTTTAAAAGCAGGTTTGAACACTCGATTGGTCATCCCTGACAAAGCTTGTGAAGTTCCATAGCTTCCAAACGTGCAAGTCTTTTGCATTAAGTAAGGCTGTACAGCATTAACGTAACCAACCATTTGAACCAACCTTTCCTTTGAGATGTGATAGCATCATCCGCAAGCCAATCGATGTACCATTTGCAAGGGTTCGGTCGTAAAACATTTGAGTTGCCAAAGTCTTAACGGCTCGAACGAACATTCCATCTTGTAACATTTCTTCAGTATCGGCTTTTGAATCAACTGAATCTTTGACAAACGATAGACTATCCTCAACCAAAGCATTCAAGGTGGATTGATTTTCTTCGGTATCATCTAAATTGAGCTCTTGCAATAGTTGAGTCTTTAACTCATCTAGTGTCATAATCTATCACACCTTTCTAGCTACTTACCTGGAGTACTTGCAGCTTGAGTTACTGTCTTGTTGCCAGTATACCAGTTAATCAAATCTCCACGGTATTGTTGGTAATCAGCTCTCATGTAGATACCTAAGATTCTGAAGAATTCATCGTATGTATCAATGAATTTACCAGTAACTTCGTTTTGCATAAACTTGATTGCTGCCTTTTGAAGAGGTGTGATGATCATGTTAACGTCACCGTCTTTAGCATTAGGGAACAAAGTATCGTCAATAATCACAACTGATTTACCCTTGATGAAACCATCAGTGGCCTTAGTTACATCAGGTTGAATTAATGGACGGCCCATTGTGTCTTTCATGCTATCTAAGTAGTAGAAGGCTGCTTGTGAAAGCACAATGTTTGATTGCTTAGAATCATTTGGCTTAAGCTTCTTATCAATTGCTTCAGTAATTGATGCTAAAAGGTCACCAGTTGTTGAAGCTGTGATGTTGTTAGTTAATACTTTCATGATTTCGTCATCGTCGGTGTTGTCTTTAAGGTCCACACATCTTTGAGCAAGTTCTGCTTCCCAGTTGTAGTCTGAATCGTTCAATAATTCGATTGAGTATGGATACTTCTTTGAGAATGATTTTAAATCCCAAAGAATTTGCTTAATTTGAGGGGCAGAACCAGTTTCAGATGGTACAAATTCGCCAGTTCGCTTAGTCAACTTACCAGTTTCTTCTGAAAAATATGGTAACTTCCCAGTTGTGTGTTTTACAGAAATGGTTCTAATCATGTTTCCCAAACGTGCAAATTGGTGTTGGTCATGTTCTGCAGCAAGGATATCTTGTGGAATTAATACTTGACCAGTTGAAAGACCAATACCACCTTCAGTAGCATCACGCTTAACTTCCCCAGTTTTTAAGTAATGCAAAAAGTCCCGTTTGTTTTCAGCAACGGGACTATCAGTTTTTTGATTTAAGATTTTTGGCATCTTCATGCCTCCTTTATTGTCTCTAGTTTCTTGTTCAGGATTTGCATCCCTCTTTTGGCTTTTTCTGGTAGTTTGTTTACCAGCATTCTTGTCTTTGTCTTCTTCGTCTGAGTCTGTTGATGAGTCATCGCTGTCGTCCGATGAGTCGTCTTCATCGTCACGTTTAGCTTGTTTGCTAAGAATTCCAGCAACTCGCTTAGCTAAATCATCAATGTCAATGTCAGGCTTCTTCTCATCTTTCTTTGAAGAATCATCACGTGTTTCTTCCTTAGAATTTTCATCAGTTGAATTAGGTTCTTGAGTTCCAGATTCTTTGTCTTTTAAGTCTTTTACTTCTTGTGGCATCTCTGTGCCTCCTTTTTCTAAAAATTGCTTGAGTGAACGTTCAACATTTGCGCTAGTTTGCTGATATGCAGGAATTGGAGTGAGTGAGATTTCATTTAGTTGTGAAATCTCGTTAATTTGGTGAATGGTTTGACCTGAGTCATCACGAGACCAATCATCGTCGCCGATATTGAATCCAATAGAACAGCCTTTGATATTCCCTGCTTTAATGTCAGCGAGTGTGTCATTTCCTAAAGTTGTTTCTGGCATTGTTGCTTCAAAGTACAGTCCTTTGTCATCGACTCTTACACTCAAAGTTCCGCTATCGACTCTGGCTAAGATTTGGTCAAAGTCATGTGATCTAAGCAGCATTACATTGGATAAATCCAAGCCATCAAATGCTTCAGGTTTGATATATTCGATAAAAGGCATAGGAACGCTTGGTTGATTGAACAGCATTCCGTAGCCTGTAATCTTGTGCGAGCCATTCTCAGCGTCACGAGTTGTCAAACTAGCCAGTTGCAAATTGATTGAGCGAACGTCGCATTTGAAATCATTGTTTTTTGGCATTTTTGTCACCTCCTTTCAAAATTTGGGGTATAAAAAAAGCTCAAAAAAGCGCTTTTTTTGCGTTTTTGAGCTCATTTTTTTGATATAAATAAAAATTTTAGTTGTTTTTGTCGTTTATATTTTGCGTGTTGTCTAAAAGATTAGTGCCTTCATCAAGGTCTAATTCGGGGAAAACACCCCTATTTTTTAGTAATTTTTGGGCTTGAATAGGTGCTAAAACACCTGCAGAAGCTAATTTTTGGACATTATTTATTAATTCGCTATTGTCACTGTCAATTGCACTAGCAATATCAAGCTTCACATCTGTTCCAAGCTTCTGACTTAGTTCACTTTCAATAGGCTTAATGTAAATTGATAGAGAACTTTGATAGAATGCTCTGATCATTGTGATATTAGACTGAGCGTCTTGCTTTCCTGATAGATAATCTGCAGGAATTCCAAACGCTTTGGCAATTTGGTCTTGTGAGAATGACACGTTTTGCAAAAATTCGGTTACGTTTGGAGAAATGTTAGTCGTTTCAACGTCCGCACTTTGGTCAAGCACAACTGCACGACCAGCATTTTCACCAGTTGTTTGATCTTCAAAAGATTGTCTGGTGTTTTCCTTTGCTTCTTTACCCAAAGTTGCATTTGGAACTTTAATAAAGATACTTGGCTTAATTGCATGTCTTAGTGTTGAAATAGCTAACTTACTAGATAGGTCTTGAACTTCAATTTCATTGAGCAAGCTATCAATTGGAGGAATACCCATATACTGAGTATCGCTTTCGCCTGAAACAGTGCATCTGAAATGAATCACTTCACTTGAGTCATATAAGAAATCACCTGAACGTTTTGAGTCGTCAAAGTGAATTGTGTAAGTTAGGTCTTTGCCATAATCATCTAATGCAACTGTTACCTTTTCATTTGGTACTGGTTCAATCCGTACTGGATATCCGTTTGTATCACGGTCAATAATCGCAAAAGCATTGCCAGTAAGCATCATTTGAACAATCATAGCCTGCCAAACACTGAAACCACTCATCAAATTACCCAATGGAGCATTCAACACATCAGTAATTGGTTGAGCATTTGTCACAAATCGACAGCCTGCTATGTCACTTGAAACTCGTGAAATAACTGCGTAAACGTCTGAATTTTTTAAGGCAATTGCGCTTGTAATTGCTTTCGGCTTAATTGATACAGATTGGCCTTGATTAAGTATCCAAACAGGCGAACTGCCAGATAGCATTTTTTGCCGTTTAAATAAATTCGATAAAAAAGCCATATATACCTCCTAAAATGAAAAATTATTAGTGAAATAATCGTTAATTTGTTGCTCAGACATCCCTGCAAACGGGTCATTCTTGTTCTTTTTCTCAAGTGAGATGTCGTCAAAGTGGAACATCGCAGTGTACCAAGCGTCAATTAAAGCATCGACAAAGTCAATCTTGGTTGTTGCCTTTTCCTTGTCGACCTTAATTCCGTTGTTATTGCTGAATAACACAGCGTTCTTAAGTGAGTATTTGATAATTGGATCATCTAAGTAACGTATCTCACGAGTATCAAACTTCTGTCTTAAGTCAATAGTTGGATTAGTTAAGGTTTGGATAACGTTTTTAACAGCCATAGTCTTCCAGTCGAGCTTCTGTTCAATCCAGCCAATCATACGTGACATCCCCCATTGGTCGTAACAGAAATACTGCACATCTAAGTGGTTCTTTTCCACAAAATCGACTAACCAGTTGAAGATAACCCCATCATCGATATAGCCGTATTCGTTCTTGGCAATGTCACAGTAGCCTTTTCTTTCGGCGTCCCTATAATTAATCCCATCTTGCTTTTCTTTGATTTCAATGTTGTTCTGAGCCCTTGCAAGAGGTACCCAAGAATGTTGTTTGATATAAAAGCGCTGATTGTTAGCACCGTCTAAGTATGGAAATACAAACACCAACGCTGTATCATCGCTAAAATTAGACTTGTCAAAGCCAATATAAACAGCACGGCCAAAGATATTGACTGGTTCTTCAGGAACGATAGCAGCATTAACATCATCAAGTTGCAAGTAAGTATTCTTTTTAACTTGAAGCCAAAGATTAAGAGACTTGTTCTGAAATTCTTCAATTGAACCATCTAACATCTTGTTCTCACGTTCCGAGAGCAAAGACTTTAGCATTTGGTCCTTTTTTTCAGGGGACAAATTCATAATCGGGTTAGACTTACACCAGGTTTCAGGCTTATCAACTTCAATCAGTGCGTCCTGTTCCCAGATTAAGCAAAGATTGTCATCTAAGGCTCTGTCACAGTCTCGTTCCATAACGAACTGGAGTAATCTTTGGTCTTTGTAGAATTGTGAGTTACTGTCTGGATAAGCTGTGGATATCTGTAAGAATACGTGATTAGGTTCTTGTGCTTGTCCCGAAGTTATTTTCCCGTTACCAGTCCTAATCTTCCCAATGTACTTATCATCACCCACTTCATCCCCAACAGCAAATTGATAGTGGAATGAGTCTAATTGTCCTGACTCATAAGATTTCCGCATTAAGATATTGTTGTAAACTCGTGAAATGATTTGGTCGGTTAAGACATCAATTTGTTGGTCTTTGAATGTCTGCCTAAATGCTGGACTTTCACTCATCTTTCGAAACATGGTTCTAAGATAGTCAAACCCTACTCGAGATTGGTCAGTGGTTGGAGCTACGAACAAGTATTTTCTGTTGTAAGTGTCATTGGCTTCGATTAGAAAATAAAAAGCAGCTAAGATTGCTGCAATGTATGTCTTACCATTAGTTCTAGCCATTGAAAGAGTTGCACGTACATAGCGAACACGGTCTTTTTCGTCACGCCAAGCCACGATTGAACAAAGAATTGCTTTCTGAAAGTCTACAAGTGGCAAAGGAACACCAGCGTTAACATCAGGAACCAATTTAGCAAAGTTTAGAATTGCTCGAGCCTTGTTCAAATCATAGTGATACTTGAATTCAGGGTCTTCTTTTTGCCGTCTTAAGTCTTGGAGGTGTCTGAAACAGGCTAGTTTAATCATATAACCAGCCTGGACTCTGCCCTCTAAAACTGAAAAAGCGTACTTGGTTAAAGGGTCTCTATAGTTCTTAAAGATTTCAGTGTACTTGCCTGCGTCTTTTTCTTCTGTATAAGCCGTTTGAAGGTCGAACCCCTTCTTAGTAAAGTCATACTTTTTCACTAGAAATCACCACTTTTTGCATTTAATATCTCAGCCAAACTTGGTGTGTCATCATCTTGACTATCAATACTTGCCATCAAACTTGCACGACTGGCTGGAGTTAGTCCTAAATCAGAACTAAAAGTCTTAATTTGCTTCATTGCACTGTCCATTGTTGTTACTGCAGGATTCTTTTGATAGCGAGTGAACTCTTTATCCAAAGTTTCGCCTGTTGGTAAGATTGGAGTCGTCCAAACTTCACGCTGAATGCCATTTTTCTGCACATTTTCGAAAGCTTCACGATACAACTGGATTGCCGAACATAAGCATTCAACAGTAGCCTTGTCAGCCTGTTTAACTACACCAGTTTCTTGAAGGATTGGAATGAGCCGTTGCCAAATTGTCGCAGCAAGTGTTCCTTTCATGTAAGAAGGTGGAGTTTTCTGAAGCGGTGTCCAATTCTCGGTAACTTTTTTCAATTTTTCCGTTTGTTCACGTTGCTCAGGTCGTGAATTTGGATTAGTTGTCAATTTCAAGTTGCGTCCTTTGGCCATTTTTCCGCTTTTCCTCCTTTCAAAACAAAAAAAGGCAAACTCACGTTTTGCCCCCTCCATGAAAATATTGATTTTTGCATTTGGCTAAAAAGATGACTCCCCTGTTGTGTGCTGTAGGCCCCTTCCCCAGGCGGGGGGTATCAATTTATTTTTTCTCTCAAAACTTTCAGCCACCATTTTTTTGTTGCGTGTTTCAAAATTGCGTCACCATTTTTCTTTTCAGCAATTTTCTGTTCAAGAATTGTCTTGCGTGTATGTTCTCCTTTGGATAAACACCAAAGATTATTCGTATCCAGTGGGTTTTGGCACAAACGTCGTGGAACGATATGGTCAACAATCAAATCATGGTCGTCAATCACTCGGCCACTGACTGCGCTTGTGTACAGGTCACGGCTTGCAACATACTCACGAACTCTTTTCCACTTAGCGCTTGAATAGAACTCTGTTGCTTCTTCACTGCGTTCAAACCTGTTGTAGTGTTTGTAATAAAGCAAGCGCTGCTCATGACTAACTGGTTTAGGGATGTACTTATGAAACGGTGCATGCACATCACAATAGCGTTGCTTAATTGGTACAACTGTATGACAACCACGTTGTCCGCACATATGGACTCTCATACGTAACCTCGCTCCTCTTTTAATCGCTGCTGTTCTTCAAATGGTAACAGCCAATTGATAGGAATGTTAAATGGTATCTTGCATATATCTTCTAACTTAATGTTTAATCCTTCTTGATACTTGTGACGCCACCGAGGTATCTCTTGCTTAACTTTCATCCAACCAGTAAAGCTATCAATGTAAGGCTTGAATTGAATACAAGCGTACTGACTGCCAACTTCACCAGCTATGAAAAACATATGCAAACA